AATTTTACCATCATATTCGCTTGTTCCTTTGAACATGTGGCTACTAACTTTATAAGGTTCTTCTTTTTTCATTTTTTTAATTGTCTATCGCCCACCCACAAAAAAATTAAACTGTCCCATAACACGGGTTTGGCAAAATTGCCGTTCTGTTTTTCAATTAAACTTTCGTCCATAACTTCAACTTTTGTTTTTCAATTTAGTTTTCGGTTCGGCAACTTCGCCAATACCCGTCCGTTAGTGGCAAGTGCTACCATTCGTATGTAAACTCTGCAATAGTTGTTTCACCTTCTTTAACTTCTGCATAGCTTATACCTAAATTTTTAACGGCAATTTCTTTTCCAGCATCTACATCAAGTCTGTAAATGTCATCAGCGTTTCCACCAACACTTACATAAATTGATTTGCCGTTAAATTCACCTCTAAATGAGAATGAATATTTGTAATAAGAAGTGAAAACAACTATTGCCTCACCATACATTTCTAAAAACTCTTTTTCGTTTAATTTTGACATTTTCGTTTATTTAACCGCACCAACCACTAACAGCACATAGGCAATATGGCCAGTTCTCGGGTTAATTTAAAGTTTTGTAATTCTAATGAAGTTTTGTGTAATCAATCTTGCCGACTGATCCAATCTTCAACAGCTTTTTCGACCTCGGATAAGTTGCCATCGAAAAACTCTAAGAAGCAAGTTCCTTTATACATGACTTCGAGAATTTCGATTTCAGCAGCACTACCCGGATGACCTGCCATGTCTTTGTCGTATCTTACTTCCTTTTCTTCTGGGGTGTAGTTGAATTGCACATCGAATTCAACTCCTTTGATTGTGATTGTGATTGTTTCGTTCATATTTTCTAGGTGTTAATGTTTGACAAAGATATTAAAATAATACATACCACCAAATAAAAAAGGCTCAAAAATTAATTTGAGCCGATTTTTTTCTAAAAACACCTAACTGTTATGAAGAAGGGCAAAGCTACGAAAAATATAAATCACTTTCCGCTTTCCTGCGAATTGTTAATCCTTTTAATTCTTTGCCGCCTGCTTTGTTCCATCGTGCGAATTCAGTTGCTATCTGAGGGTGGTTTACATTTACTTTAACGACCTTGATTAGTGTTGACTTTAATAGCGCACCATTACCAATGTTATACGCCAAAGAAACGAGCGCGTCAAATTGGTTTTGATTTATGCTTACTCCTTGCGTTGCCTTGGTGACTCCTATTTCAAAATCAACTAAGACGGCTCGAAGTAATGAATCTGCTTGTTCTTTTCTTATTAGCGTATCTCCTTGCTTAACTTTCGAACCGTCAGCATAAAAGGTTGCACCGTATCCAATTGTCCAAACATTCGCAGGGCATAAATACGCATTCAACTTCAATCCCTCGAAGCGTGTAATCAATTCAATTCCTTTGCTTGATGTTCTCATTTTTAAAAATCAGTTTAATTGGTCGAACTCTGCTCACACCACTCGCTTTTGATACTTTTAATCTTACAAATTTAATTGTGTCATATAATTTAAGACAACGAAGTATTATCGTAATTTCCATTTAAAACACCGCTAATATTAGCAGTGTCAATAGGCATGGATGTATTGGTGTCGAGTATTTGAGCGGCTGTTGCTGTTCCTGTGATTGAGTGTGTTGCATCGTTTCCTATTATTTTACAGCCCTCAATCTTACCTCCATCACCGATTTGTACCGCATTTGTTCTAACAGTTGAATTAATCAAAGAACCTGTTAATTCAGATGTTATTTTGTCAATGTTGGAGTTTAAAATTATAGGGGCGAAAATGGCTCCAGCAAACATACAGAAGCCGCCAAAATCACCCGCAGTTCCTATTTCTACCGAACCTGTGAAATCATTGGCAGCAAACATACAGTTGTTACCAAAATCACCCGTAGTTCCTATTTCTACCGAACCTGTGAAATCATTGTTAGCATAAAAACATAGGATTCCAAAATCACCCGCAGTTTCTATTTTTACAGAACCTGTGAAATTCGTATCAGCTGCAAAACAGAAGCCGCCAAAATTGCCCGCAGTTCCTATTTCTACTGATCCTGTGAAATCAAGGGTAGCTGTATAAAAACAGTTGCCGCCAAAATCACCAGCAGTTTCTATTTTTACAGAACCTGTGAAATCAGTGTTAGCAGCATAAAAACATTGGCTTACAAAATCACCCGCAGTTCCTATTTTTACTGAACCTGTGAAATTCGTATCAGCTGCAAAACATTGGCTTCCAAAATTACCAGCATTTCCTATTTCTACTGAACCTGTGAAATCAATGGTAGCAAAAAAACAGTTGTTACCAAAATTACCCGCAATTCCTATTTCTACCGAACCTGTGAAATTAATTTCAGCATAAAAACATAGGATTCCAAAATCACCCGCAGTTTCTATTTTTACTGAGCCTGTGAAATTATTTACAGCATAAAAACATTGGAGACCAAAATCACCAGCATTTCCTATTTGTACTGAGCCTGTGAAAGACATTTCAGCAAAAAAACAGTTGTCGCTAAAATCACCCGCAGTTTCTATTTTTACTGACCCTATGAAATTAATTACAGCATAAAAACATTGCTCGCCAAAATTGCCCGCTTTTCTAATATTTATCACCCCTCCTAAATCACTAACGCAATTATATACCTGCGTTACATCAGTATCAAATTCAATCTCGTGGTATCCTCCGACAGAACCTGAAACGACAGCCCAATCAACATCATTGGTTGCTCTTACCCTGCGGAAATCACCGAATAAATCAATCATTCCAGTAGTTACCGCACCTGAAATTAAAACATTATCCCATCTATGAAATTGACCAACTTCTGCATTGTCATTTAAAGCCGCTATGCTACCTCCACGTAGGTCAATATTGTATAATCCGTAATCGACATTTAACCCTGCAATAAGGGTATAATCACCGCCCGTATTGGTTAAGATAGTATCACCCGCGCTGAAATTTAATCCTACAATATCCATAAAACTAGGAATAGTAAAACCAACTCCGTTTGCATCATAAGTGCCTCCTGCTAAAACAACCGCTACTCTATTGTCAATTGCCCTAGTTCCAACTACTAAAGCGTCAGCCGCTATAATTGCAGCCTTCATTAACACACCATTTGCTATCGCATCAGCCAACGGGACACCTGTATTAACCGAAGAAACAATAATTGAGTTTTGGGAGGTTAAGCCACCACCACCACCACCACCTTGTGCATTCCAAACAGCCGCCCCAACAGCCGCACTTTGGCAAACGTAAAGGATGCCCAAATGAAGCACCATTGAACCAACACCGTAACCGTCTGCGCTATCAAATGTAACACTAGGCGCGCTAGTTGCTGTCATCCAATCTTTGACCTTGTAATTTGCAACAACACCGCCAATTACCACCTCTCGGAAAGTAAACCCTGCAACGTCAGGTCTAGTGTCCATTAAAGAAATTTTCTTTTCTGCCATGATTTCAATTATTTATTATTTGTAAAATTGTTTCTGCTTGCAAAACTGTAAATCCTGCAAGAATTAGTAAATCGTATTTTTGTAATTCAGTCAAACAGCTTTCTAAATCACGAGATTCATTGTTCTCTAAATTTCTGCCCGTTCCATCTTCTAGCATCCTTTGGCATTGTGAGCAATCGCATGTCGAACAATCACAATAATCTTCAAGTATTTTCCAAAGCTCATCAAAGAACTCAACCGAATCAATCGGAACAATCAAACTAGTAAAAGTGTATAGTTCAACCTCATCAAATCGAATGTCAATCCAATTGCCAGCGACAAAAGTAATACGGACAACTTCTCCAAATCTAAAAATTGCCAAACCATCTTTTAAAACATCGACGTTCGTAATTTCAGGAGCAAATCTAGTGTCGTTTATCCTAATGCTGCCACCTAAATTCGTGATCGAAACTAACGCCATTGAGAAGTCCTGCCTTTTACCGCTTTCATTGTCGCAACTCCTTTATAATTACCGCTCGTAAACCGTCTGTAACACTCTGTATTTACCCATTCAGGGTAAATCAAAATGTTATCGTTCATAAAATCAATGAAACGATTGCCGTATTCAACTCCTGCACCACGAGCCGACGATATAGCCTTGCTCATTGCAGCATCTGAAACAGGTTCGCTCCAATCGTTTGTCTTACGTACAATAGAATGATCTGTTGAGGTTAATTGATTTTGCGAAAGAAAGCGAGCATAGGCATAATAAGCCAAATAAGGCGCGTATTGATCCTTTAGTTCCGCATATTTGTAAGTCACGGGCAAAGTCGCAGGAATAACAGCCGTCAGTAAAACAGCGTAGAAATCCTTTCCAACTAAACCGCGAAAATCTAAATCTTGCGCCTCAGTTATATAAGGATTTAAACGGTTTTCGGTTACGTTATTCGATACCGCCCTCACCTTTTGAATGTCGGCAAACGTAATTAAATTATGGTTGGGGAGTGACATTTATGTTAAGTTTTAAAGGTAAGATGACAACCGTTTGTAAAAGCAATTTTGAAACTTGCTCCTCCATTATAATTCTATCGCTTTCCGTTTCTGAATTAAACACTTGATAGGCTTCCATTAAATCATTTACGCCTCCAAGTTTGCCAGCCGTTTCGATTCCTGCTAATTGAAGCGGCAAATTGAACTGTTTAACGATTGATTTCTCAACTGAATTTTCGTGGTATTCAAATTTCTTATCCGCGTTAGCATCGCCACTAAAAGGAATCCAAATCGGAGCATCTTCTTTGGATGCAACATTAACATACATAATGTTACCCGCGCTTTCTGCTCCTTGAAACTCGGTCAATTGCCCCTGGCGTTCTTCTTGTGAATTGTCCGTGCCGTTTCTATCTGTTGAAGTTTCCAAGACACCGATGTCCACGAATGCACCCGAAGCGGTGAATGATGTCCGTATGTTCTTATTCTTGTATAACTTGCTTTGGTAATCTGTTTCAATATCTTCAGCTACGGGATCAGCGATTGAAGTCGGGTAATTAAATTGTCCATTGTTTGACCACCAAAGAACTTGCCCCGGATAATTTGCAACCTTCTCTTCAAATGTCGCGCCTTTACATTCAAGTATTTCTTGTATTGCTTTTGCAGGATTGAAACGGTTGTATCGCACAATTTTAGAAGAGTTATACGTTTCAAGTAATGAAGATTTATCCCAATTATCATACACCGCAATTCGACTATCATAAGCCAATCGCGTGTTTATAAATGGTATATGCTTGCGTTCGATTATTTGACCTAAGCCATTGTACCGAACGTGAACACAAATCCCCGAGAACATTGAATAGTCTTTGCTCATCAATTGCAATAGCTTATCCATAGTCGTTCCTTCGTCATCTACCTTTAATTTGTAGATAGTAGGGTTTTCAAATCCTCGACCTGAGATAAAATCAGCAAATCTATTCACGCACCTTGTAGCCGTTCCGCTTTGCGCAATTAAATCAAAAAGTCTTTGAGGGTAGGCGTTATCAAAATCCCAAGCAAACACCTTCTCAGCTTGCAACTTTCTAATTAAAAGCCGTTTTTTTGATTTTGGAATTGAAATCTGAGAAGCCATTTAGCTAAGGATTGTTAAAGTCTAAACATTTTTTAATCGTGATTTGAGAAAGCGAATCGGCATATTTGTAATATTTCAAATCGTTTTTTAAATCTTTGTTTTCTTGTTGAATAGTCGAGTTGTGCGAACCTATAAAGCCAACACAAACAAGCAATAACACTATAAGTGCTACGCTCGAAATTAGCGCAGCCTTCAAGATTGCTCCTCTACTTGATTTTTTACTTGCTCTTCAGCTTCTGCTTTTTTTGCTGCTTTCTCTTTGGTTGGCGCTTTCTCTTTGACTGGCTTTTCTAAAACCTCAAAGTGCGCACCTAATGCAGGGTTTGACTTTAACAAAGCATCCACTTGTTTGTCCGTTACGTTATAAGCCGTCACCATGTCAGGGGTTCCGAAAATCCTGAATTCGCGAATTAATCTGTACTTTTTTAATTTACTTTCCATTGCTTGTTTTTTAAATTGATTTAAAAGTTCTTGCGGTAAATTTAGTGAATTATCCCAACCGCGCCCTCTACTTTCGATAGTTCTTAATTCTTCGTAGGCATCAAGGGCGCAACCGTAGCATCCAGTGCCGCGTGGTTCGTTGCTTGTAAGAGTTCTATACAATGCAAACACCCTCTGAATAGCCTCGGCATTGCGAGCATTCAGAGGGTGTTGTATTTGATTCAACTCTTCTCTGAGTTGTTCTACCGTCATGCAGTAAAGTAAGCCGCTATAATAGCTTTAGTTGTTGCATAGTCAGTGTCCCAAAGCGTTGCAGGAAGATAAGGCTCTTTGGCAAGTTCACTGGAAGCAAGCGTTAAAGCATAAGCACCTTGATTTTCTTGGCTGTTTACGTCGCGCGCTGCAACCGTTAAGATTAATCCAGCACGTAAGCCGTAAATTTCAAATGCAGTTGCACCGTCTGAACCGTAGTAGTTATTCTCAACTATCGCAATAACGCGACCTGATTTTAAAAAATCAAGGTCTTGCTTAATAGCAGCGGTGTTATCAAACACCAAATAATCAAGGGAGTGATCCCAAACCTCAGCAAACGTCTGTTTGTTTAAATTCGCCTTTGGTGCAATAGAGTTGTTTTTACCCTCGTAACGGTAAATCTTTGCTAGTGCAGCTAAAGTAAAGTTTGTTAATAGATTTGGATTACTTACGTCTTCCGTAATTGATGCGAGTTCTGCGTAGTTAAAGAGGTATAAAAACGAATCTTTAACTCCCGCGCTCATAGGTTTTAGGCAATTCACAAAAGCATCTCTTGCGATACCTGGACATGAAACTGAAGGCATATTTTTAAATGTTTTTTTTGATTAAAAAAAAGGGAGGTTTTGAAGCCTCCCCGTTAAAATTTAGTAAGCTGCTTGAAACATGTACTCCTGCATCAACTTCGCGTCAACACGATATTTGCCTCTAAAGTTCATCTTCTCGGTCATCTTCTCATACCATGCTTCAACTACTCCAACGTCACTTGAAAGGTCGTAACCAACAGCAAGATTTGCAACAGTGGTTAAGATTGCGCGGTGAGGCAAATCATAGGTTGTTCCGTTGTCGAAATCGGCTTGAATTGTGCGATCCCAAAAGTTAAAACCGTATATCATAATGTCACGATAACGAAGCGTTACGTAACCGTTTTCAATGCGAACAAACGAAGCATCAGCACCTTGAGATTCAAGATACGTTGCATAGTTTTCAACAATCGATCTAGTTGCGATTATGATTTTATCAGGCGATTCAATCAGGCGAGAGTCAGCACTTGCAACCATTTTTTGAAAGGTTGTTAGTGCCTTAGACGCAGCAAGATCCATTTGAAGAACCTTTGTCGCAAGTGCATTTTCACTTATAGCAACAAGACGAGCAGGATCAGCAGTAACAGCCGCGAAGATTTGCTTCCAAATTCCGTTGATGATGTTGTAATCAGTAAGTGAAACACCGTTCTTAATTACGCCACCACCGCTTACATTTGCCGCTGCTTTGTCATTGAACCAAATAATACGAAGTAAATCCTCGCTTGCTGCATCTGACATTGTATCAACGATAAATGAAGCAATTTCCGTTCCTTCAAGATTGTCGCGATCAATTCCATTTTTGCGCAAATAAACAAAGAATGAACCGTCCAATTCTTGAGCGCACATGTCTAACCAAATCTTTACATTCTCAGGCTCCCAGAACTTTTCAGTCATTGGAATGTTTTTGGACAAGATACCCGTTCCGCAGCCACCATCTAATTTGGTAATTTTTGAAAGGCGACCCAAAAACGGTATTTGTTTTTTAGTAATAATTCCATCGTAAACGGTCATCAAATCTGCAACAGCAGGATTGTTAATTGACGACTCGATGATTGCATCTTGAAGCGTTTTTGCTTCTTCACCGTTGAAGGTGAGGTCTGAAGGATCAATTAGTGGCATTGTCTAAGTTTTTTTGTTTGTGAATAAAATGAGTTATGACTTAATTGGCTCACGTCGCTTGTTTGACATGATTTGATCTTTCGTGAAAGATACTTTCTGCTTGTCTTTGCTTACGCCCGTTTGAATGTTGCGAACGCGAGTAGTTGCAACAGGAGCAGCCTTGCCGCTTACCTTTGCCATTGCTTGAAGAATTGGTTGAACTGCCTCAAGTGCTAATGTTAATTCAGCAACTTGTGCTTTTAATGCCGCGACTTCGGTACTTGAGGACTCAACACTTGTAACTTCTGTAATCACACCGTCAACGGTAACGATTATGACACCATCAGCAAGCG